CAGGCATGAGGAGTTTCAGAAACACTACCCGGACGGCTACCGCATGGTCTTTGTCCCCTACCACCGGGTGCGTGAGAACGATGGGTTGATGGCGGCTGTTGCAGCAGCGGACTCAGTGACTGAGGAGCAATCCAAATGACCGACCACATCGTCATCAACGTCGAGACGGGCCAGTACGAGTGCCAGCACTGCGGCGTTACTCAGTCCCCGCCCAAGATGCCTGTGCCCATCAACGAAATGTTGACTCACATGGACATGTTCACTGCTGCCCACAAGGACTGCAAGCCACCTCCACTCAGTGAGTACGAGCAGGGCTTCGAGGCGGGCGCATCGTTCGTCCTGCACGCCTTCGAGCAGCAGATGAGCCTACCCCCTTACGACCAGCACACGGACATCCTAGAGCGTTTGCTGGACTACCTCAAACATTAGGGAAACTACCTAGAACTTTTTTTACAAAACGCCGCACAAGTCTAATTTGGTGTTACAATAACGTACCGTCTGCAATAACGCAGACGGGTAACACAGAAGGAAAGCGAAATGATTAAAGTTGAATACATCAAGGCGTTGAAGATGTGGCACGCAGAGTACCGTGACGAAGCTGGAAAGCTGGGACTTGGCTTTTCTGCCCAGACACGCGACCAAGCCGTTTTCTTGCTTGGTATGCAAATGGGTCGCACTCCTCAAGAGTTCAGCCGCCCATTAGGCGAATACTTCCCAACCAAATAACCACAGGGGGCTTTGGCCCCCGTCAACTAAGGAACCACTATGACACAAGCAGAATTTGATAAGCAAGTCGCCCAAGACGCCCAGCGCCTCATCGAGCAAGGTGCCAAGCGTTGGGAAGAGCAGGAGGCGGAAGCCCGCCGCATCGAGTGGCTGCAAGTCCAGCGTCAGAACCACTACCTGAGCATGACGGGCCAGATTGGGGTAGGCGGATGACACCGCTCAACCGCGAGAAAGCCGCCCGCAAGCTCTGTGAACTGCGGGGGGTGCTTGCTGACGACGATGTCATGTACTTTGACCCGTCTCGCATAGGCAATGTTGTGCCCCGCTGGCAACTGGTGGCCGAAGAGATTGACCACATCTACAAAATCTTGCAAGCTATCAACGAGACGATGGAGGAAGCATGAGAACCATCCTTAACCTCGTTGCCGCTGCCTGCGCGGCCATTGGGTTCGTTGCAACCATGCTGGTGGCCGGGTACGCCTACCACTACTACCAGTACGTCCCTGAGTGCTTCACCGCACGGGCGTTGTTCACCAAGGAGTGCAAATGAAGTACCGCAAGAAACCCGTGGTCGTTGATGCTGTGCAGTGGTTCAAGATGGGCGACCATCCTGCTGTGATTTATAACCACAACTCCGTCCCAACCATCAGAACGCTTGAAGGAGAAATGTTTGTCCCACCGGGCTACTACATCATCACAGGCGTGAAGGGCGAACACTACCCCTGCAAGCCTGACATCTTTGAGATGACCTACGAGCCTGTGGAGCAAGCATGACACTTGAAGAGCAACTGGCGCAAGCCCGTGTTGACTTGGGCAAAGCACGCGCTGACTTGGACGCGGCCCGTGCTGACCAAAACAAAGCCCAAGACGACTGGATAAAAGCCAGCGCCGAATGGGATAAAGCCTATGCGAATGTATTCCGCCTCAAAGCACTAATCAACCAAGAAGAGCAAGCATGACCGAAGACCAAAAGTGGCAGCTTATGAGAGTCCTGATGCCGCCAGCGTACTTGGCCGCAATCATCACGCGGATGATGGACGGCACCATCACCAGAGCGGGAGCAATTATTGTGTTCGACACCATCTACGAGCAGAACAAGGCCAAGTTGGCCGCAGCAATTAAGGAGCAAGCATGAAAGAAGACACCACACCCATCGACCCAACGTGGATGGAGAAGACAGGCGGCTATGCCCGCGATATGACCCTGCATGATTGGTACTTCGGGTTAGCTATGCAGGGGCTACTAGCATCTGGTGTAGAAATTGATGATGACGACGACGACGAAGTATGGGCCGGGCCTGACGGGGATATGTATCGGGGTTTTATTGCGACAACTGCGTACCAGCAGGCAACTTTAATGATTGTAATGCGGGGATGGAAAAATAGAGATAGAGAAAACGCAATTCTGAAAGCGAGGGATGCGGAATGAACATTAAAGAGCTTGCAAAAAAATCCGGGTTGACAGAGTCAAACAATGACGGCATTCGGATTGAGCATGGATATTGGGTTGAAGAACTTACACGCTTTGCCGCCTTAGTAGCCGCACATGAGCGTGAAGAGTGCATCAGGGAATGTTACGAGGTGGCTGAATTTCAGGGTGATGCAAATGAATGCGCCGCTGCAATCAGAGCAAGAGGCACCGAATGAACGACGATGAAGATGACTATGAGTACCTTTTCGACATCTTGTACACCATCTTTGGGTTCGTCATCTTCGTGTTTTTTGTTCTTGGTATCACTGCCATCATCCTTGGCTTAGTCAGTTTGCTGTAAGGCGTGAGTGGGCACCGAGGGTTTTTTTTGAATCTCCCCTCTTAACCGCGTCAGTCAAAGTAGTGGGCACCTTACTCTCTGTGATTTGACCGACTCGCCCCCGTAAGGGGCAACTTTGTGTTAGAATTCTTTTGCCAGCGCACAGTAATCGGACAGGGCTGCTTTCTGTCACAGGTCATCTCTACTGAAGCTCCCTGCACTGGCACTTACAAGCATGAGGATTGGTTTCGGCATGTTGCCGTGATAGACGGAGCCGCAAGAACAAGCCAGTCTTCATCCGTGTAAGGTTTATGCCCACCGAACTTGTTTGGGCATTCTGCGCTGAATTCGGCTGAAGGCGCGACGGCAGGTCAGGCCGTAATAAGGGGCAAGCATAGCCAAAGATGTTGACCAGAGTGCCGACTCACCCCCGTAAGGGGTGACCTACACGCATGATGATTGTTCCTAGGTACTGTTTGGAATAGTCACCAGCCGTGTTGGTGAACCTAATTACCCCGCTATGGGTGCCGAGGACTAGATGCGCACTGTCCCGTGAAGAAATCGGAGTGTAGCCACCAACAACTTTTATCGCGGAGTGGGAAAGAAGCAATCCGTCTGGCTCATAACCAGAAGACCGCTGGTGCGAATCCAGCCTCCGCAACCAGTTACACTGGCCCGCATAGGAATAAGGATTCACCATGCCAGAAACTACCGCCAAGCCGTCCAAACGGCCCGCCAAGCCCAAAACAGCCCCGACACAAGGGGTAGCTACCACCACACCCCCAGAAGCTCCCATAGCCGTCAAGAAGACAGGCAGGCCATCCAAGTACACCCCAGAGATAGCGCAGGAGGTCTTGAACCGCATCAGCACAGGAGAGCCACTGTTGCAGATATGCAAGGACGAGAAGATGCCAAAGCGTCAGACGTTCTACGATTGGGTGGCAAAACACGACAGTCTTTCCGTACAGTTCGCACGCGCACGCGAGGAAGGCTGCGAGGCAATGGCTGACGAGACGCTGGTCATTGCTGACGAGCGGCCAGAGGTGAACCCCATCATTGACAGCAAGACTGGCGAGGTCATCCGCATCGACCTGAGCAGCGCCTACATCGCTTGGCAGCGCAACCGCATTGAGACCCGACTAAAGTTGCTGGCCTGCTGGTCACCTGCCAAGTACGGCACCAAGGTGCAGATGGGTGGTGACCCCAAGAACCCCCTGAAGATTGAGGTGAAGACCGAGGCCGAGCAGAGTCTTGCCGAACTACTCAAACACGCCGAACTCAAGCGTCAGGCGGCGAACGCAGAATGATTCACCACATCCCCGAGGGCAACAGCATGAGGCTGGGCCTGAACTACCGCAGGGCACCGGGTGGTTTTGTCATCTGGTGGGCTTGGTACAACTTTCACAGGCATGAGGGTACCGCCTACCGTTTCCGCCTGCGCCTGCACATGAAGCCCCGCATCATTTGGTCGGTCAGCAAGTGGGATGTCATTGACAGCTATGTGTTGAATCGCGGTCTGGCTCTAGTGAACCGAGAGTGGCTGGAAGACGTGTATGCCAGCGAACGTGACAAGCGCCGCCGGGATAGAGCCTTCGCCCAGTTCGGCCCATGACCGACATCATTGAACTGCTGGCAGACCCGGCGGTCAAGAAAGACCTAGCCAACGCCAGCCCCGACTACGTCATAGCGTGGGCGTGGAGGATGAAGTGGCTCACGCAGGCCCATGACCACCAGATACTGCCCCACGGCGACTGGTGGAGCGTTTGGCTTCTCTTAGGAGGGAGAGGTTCCGGGAAAACCCGCACGGCAGCCGAGCAGGTAGGGTGGTGGGCCTTCACCGAGCCGGGTACTCGCTGGCTGGTAGCGGCACCCACCAGTGCCGATGTCCGGGCAACCTGCTTCGAGGGTGACTCAGGTTTGCTGGCCGTAATACCCAAGGCGCTGATAGCCGACTACAACAAGACCGCGCACGAGCTACGCCTGACCAACGGCTCCCTCATCAAGGGCATCCCGGCCTCCGAGCCTGAGCGCTTCCGTGGCCCGCAGTTCCACGGCGGCTGGTGCGACGAGCTTGCTGCGTGGGACTACCTGCAAGCCGCGTGGGAACAAATAATGTTTGGTGTCCGCCTAGGCGAGAGGACGAGACTCATCTGCACCACGACACCTAGACCGAAAGACTTGATTGTTGAACTGGTGGGGCGGGACGGCGACGATGTTGTGCTGACCACCGCCTCCACCTACACCAACATTGCCAACTTATCCAAGAACTTTCAAAAACAAATCTTGCAGTACGAGGGCACCAATTTGGGTCGGCAGGAGATTCACGCCGAAATCATCGACCCCGAGGAAGGCGGCATCGTCAAGCGCAACATGTTCAAGCTCTGGCCTGCTGGGAAAGAGTTCCCCAAGTTCGAGTACATCATCCAGTCCTACGACTGCGCCACCCGCGAGAAGACCCAGAACGACCCGACGGCTGCTGGAACGTGGGGCGTGTTCAAGCCGCTCGATGGCCCGATGTCGGTCATGCTCATCGACTGCTGGCAGGACAGGCTCCAGTACCCCGACCTGCGCCCGAAGGTCATGGACGAGTTCGAGGTGGTCTACGGTGAGGGCCGGGACAAGAAGCGGGTTGACCTCGTGCTGGTTGAGGACAAGTCCGCAGGCATCAGCCTGATTCAAGACCTCCAGAGGGGGCACCTCCCCGTCATGGCCTACAACCCCGGCAAGGCCGACAAGGTGCAGCGCCTGAACATCGTCTCCAACATCATCAGCCGTGGCCGGGTGTGGATACCCGAGTCGGACGCCCGCAAGGGCTACGTCAAAGACTGGGCCGAGCCGTTCGTGTCTCAGATATGCAGCTTCCCCGAGACCACCCACGACGACTTCGTCGATATGTGTACCCAAGCCCTGCGCTACCTGCGTGACGCTGGCTGGCTCAATGTTGACCCGCCACCACGGGAAGACTACGACGAGGACGACTACGAGGACTCAGGCAAGAAGAGCCGCCGGGTAAACCCATATGCAACCTAGGAGAAAAGCATGACCCAATCAAACGACCCGTGGATGAACCGTTCTCAAGGCATGAAATGCCAAACCTGCATCTGGTATGTGCCAAAGGTTCCGACCTCGTTATCAATGCCCGATGACTACCGTGGCCTTGGCCGCTGCCGCCGTCATGCCCCCATGCTGGGTGGCTTCCCCATCGTCTGGTGCGACGACTGGTGCGGTGACCATCGGCTTGACGAGAACAAACTGGGTGGCTAGTCAGCCAAGACCCAACAAAGGCGAATAAAGATGAACACAGCCTCATTTTTGTGCTACACTGGCGGCGTTGCCGTAGGAAGCGACAGACGAAGACCGTTTACTCATGCCCCTGCCCTTGGTATTTACCCTAGGGTTCCTACCGGGGGCAGTAGTAAACGGTTTTTTTACGCCCGTCTTTCTTCGCAGCCGTCAGGGCGCGTTAGCTTTAGCTTGCATCGGCTGAACCCAAGAAAGACCGTACCGTGCTTCACCCCATGTGTGCGTCCAGCCTCTCTGCTAGGGACTGGATAAGGGTGGGGGACATGGTGAGACAAGACCCCTCCCGAATGAATAGCAGCCTTCTGGGTACGCTAGGCGGTGCAATCAGTGCGCCCGCTGGGCGAGGGATGGGAGCCACGGCTTCTCACCCTTGGGGAACCTATGGTGTAATCCCAAACATCTCCCCACAAGAGGCTGGACATGACTGACGCCAAAGCACGTTTGCTACAGATGATTGCCGACGAACCTCACATGGGTGGGGGTGGATTG